AAGCCAAAGCCTGGTATGTATCCGTAGTGTACGAAGTGTTGGCGCTTTGTGAATGTCTTGTCGTCTGGGTTCCAGTTGCGTCTAATTGAAAGAACCTCTTGACTTCCTTTTTCGACTGTAACAATGTATGGAAGCGCGATTCCTGTTGTTTCATTTGACTCCTCATCCTTGTGCTCAAAACCAGGCAAGTCTAGGTTGACGTTAATCTCCATGAGCTTGTAGCGACTGTCAGTAGTAGCCCTAAACCCAAGCTTTTCTGCAATCTTCTTTTCTACTTCATCAAGAGTGTTATCAGGATCACCTAAATCAATGTCTCTATAGAACCCAGCAACTTGTAGTTTTCTAAGCTCGTTTTCGGTTTTGCGCATAATATGAGTTACACGCTCAGCAGCTTCTAAACTAGCAGCACCATAAGGAACAACTAAATCTTCTGCGGGAACGTACATAGATACTTGACGCTCTAGACTTGGGTCGTAGTAAACCTTTTTAAATGCATTACCTGCAAGACCTAAGCCCCATAACATACGCTCATGCTCTGGACGATACTCAGGCATTTCTTCTGTAAGCTGGTAATTCATGTCATCTTTAACACGCTCAGCCGATGCTTTCTTAGCTGGGGTTTCTTTACCAATGATTACAGTCTTAACTGGACCAGCCGCTGGGAACGTAGACATCATAGTCTCAGACTGGAACTTAACTAAAGCCTCAGCCAACATCGGGTGGTAAATACCACAAGCGCCTTCCCAAGGCTCGGTTCTTTCTTCAATCTTTAAACCTAGTAGTTGCAAACCATCTACATAAGTTTGAATCCAATCTTTTCTAGAAGCAACGTCGTCTTCTACATCACCAATCAAATCGTTAGCAATAGTAGATAGTTCACTGTCAGATAAATACTCAGCTAAGTTGTCGCTAAAGCCTTCTTCATCTTCTCCATCAGGCTCAATTTCAATCATCATCCCATCAACACCAATACGTACCGCTTCTGGGTCTTCAATCTCAATTTCTAAGTCTGGTCCAGCATCTTCTTCCATTAGTGCGTCTAATCCTAAAGGGGCTGGGTTGAGTGCTTTTTCAATCGGCATGTTTCGTCCTTAAATTAATTTCCAACTACCTGTTAGTGGCTTATCTATCAGTCCACCTTTTTTATATGCTCTAGGGTTTAAAATCTGTTTTAGATCCGCCCCTCCACTGCCACCACTAACACCGCCGCCGGCAGGTCTTACATTAGTTATCTTTGTCCCAAAATGAACGCCTCTACCAGAATCACCAACAGGGCTTTGTGAATTCATAATTTCAACAGGAACCATTCCTACTGTAGGGCTAGTAGAATAAGCTGCGGTTCCTAATCTAGTCCCAGCTTTTTTAGGGCCATAATCTGATAATAAATCTAGTGCGGCTTTCCCAGTTGGTTTTCCTTCTGCGTCCATTAGTGGAACTAATCGTGTGCCCATTTCTGGATTTTGAAATATACCCGCTATATTTGTTGCTGCTGTTGGGTTCATATATACAGTTTTACCAGACCTAGGTTGCATTCCTTCTGTTTTGTCAGAGTGTCCTGCGCTACTACGATTACGAGTGGTTGTTGTGTCTGCGTGATGGGCGTACTTTGACCCACGTTCTGTTTCAAACAAATGAGTTACGTCTGCTAGCTTAAGTAATGACTCGTAATCCATCAATAATATCCGCGGTTTTTACTACTTTTAAAATATTGTATTTCGTCTGGCTCATCACTTGGCAGGCGAATGAACCCACCCTGTCTAAACCTCATTAGGGCTAATGTTGTAGAGTCTACCAGATCGTCGTTTACTCCGCTAGGAAAATCATTGCATTCCTCTATAACTTCTTTAGCCCAACGTCGGTCAGGCGCCCAAACGATTCCTGACGCAAAGAGATCTGACACTGCATTAACCCTAGACGTTTTATCTTGGCCTTTACCCGGCGTGAACTCGCCGACTGGAATACCCATACGCCGCATTTCTTGGTATAGTGCGGCACCATTTGATTTTTTCTCAACCATGAACGCGTCCGGCTCCCATTCTTGGTACTCCTCCAATACAAGCTTTTTAAGTTCCGGAAACTCCAAGCGCTTCTTAATAGAGTTGAGAAGTATAATGTTGTAGTTATTAACTTCCTCGTTGAAGAAGACCCCCCATGTCGTGAGTGCATTGTAGTCAGCCCTGTTATTAGTTTCTTGCGCCGCGTCTAGCGACATGATGATAAATTCACATTCAGGTGGATCCTCTTTATCCCAGATCTTCCACCACTCTCGTTTAATTAAAGCACCTTCCTCTGATACAGGGTTCTGTAAATACTGGGCATTCCAGTACCGAACGTCTAAAGAAGCCTTCTTTTGCAGTAATTCTTCAATAGACCAGAACTCAGGCCAAAGCGGGACTCCACTGTCTAAAATAGCGGGGAACTCTACAATCTCCCATTGCTCTGCATCATCGTTTTTTACCATGTGATTGACGATCTGACCCGTTAAATCGAGCTTAGACCACCTTGTCATCACCACAATAATCGCGCCACCTGGCATAAGACGCTGTATAGGACCAGACTGGAACCACTCCCAAGCAGGAAGAAACACATCGGATCTCCCTTGTTTTGCATCTTGTTCCGAATGAGGGTCGTCAATAATAAAGAGATCAGCACCACGCCCAGCCAGAGCGCCGCCAACACCAATAGCAAAGTACTCACCATTAAAATTCGTACCCCATCTAGATGCCGATTTAGAGTCCGCCTGCAGCTCTATTTGTGGAAATATGTCTTTATAACTGTCAGAGCCCACGAGGTTACGTACACGCCTACCAAAGTTAACTGCCAAATCAGCCGTGTGAGAAGCCATGATGACTTTCTTTTGAGGGTATTTCCCCAAGAACCAGGCTGGCGCCAAGTAAGATATAAGCTCGGATTTACCGTGGCGCGGAGCAATATTAACAACGACTCGTTTCTTTTTACCAGCAGCGATCTCCTCAAAGATTCTAGCCAATTTACGATGATGTGGACCAATTTTATACCCCGGATATACGTGTTGAACAAAATCTAAGAAATTCTCTTTCCCGTCTTCTTCTACTTTTAGCTTTTTGTAACTTTTTAATAACTCTAAAGTCTTCCTTTTCTGCGAATCACCCATAGTTGGTAGTGCTTTCTCAAGCATCTCTATGTGTTGTGGGGTTAATTGCAGTTCTTTGGTCATTATTTGATGGTTTTTATGTCTTTTGCATCAATATCAACCACTTTCCCTCTAATTACTTCCAAAATACCCATCAATTCCTTCTCAACTTCCTCAATTGGCTGCACTTTTACAGTAACTTCAGTACGTTTCTTGAACGCATCCACGCCATCTACCTCTCCAAGCTTGGTTAAAGCCGTTAATCGGGCTTTTGCGTCTTTCCCGTGCTCTATTTCATAGACTAATTTAGTTATTACGTAGTTTTTATAGTCAGCTAGGTCATTAACTAGGCTGTAATTCATCTGTGAAACCATACCAGCTAGGTAAGCAAGGGTCTCATTTGGGTAAGATGCATAGTCAGGACGCAGTGTAGGGTCGTCCATCATCTGTTTGGCAAGCGTAACTGCTTGTTCTTGCTGCTCTTTTGTAGGTTCTAGGGGTGTATTGTTTAAATCTGCCACTAACTTAATAGTTCTTACCCGCATATCTAATTCTTCTTTAGGGGTAAGTTCTGGCATGGCCTCTACTGCCGATTTAGGCAGGGGCTCGTTTTCCTCTATATAAGGAACCATTGTGACGTTTGTGGTCATCGAGATACAGCCGCTTGTAAGCTATACATAGTGGCTTATTGTATACACGTTTTTTAGAAGTGTATAGTTTTTTTGATTTTTTATACTAATTGGGGGCAAGCAGTTTCTACTCACCCCCGTAGCTTACGCTATTACTTTTTCAACTGCTCTAGAACTGTGATAGTCCAGTTAATCCACATATCATTGTACTTCTTAACTTGTGTAGTTACTTCTTTAATCTGTTTATCAAAATCAAACATAGGGTTCTCCTGTTAGGTTAGTTTTGTGTAGTATACGCTACTTTTGTTGCGCTGCAATATGTTACAGGTAGCACCTGGTGCTATAGTTTTTTACTTTGTTTTTATTAAAGTTTCATGCACTTTTTATGCATATCTTTTTGATCTATATAGTTTTTTAATTTTTTTATATATTATTTTTTTAGCAGGGTACCAAAACAGTGACGGGGGGTATTTCTGTGGCACGGAATTTTCTTAGCTGACAAAAAGGTCTAGGGGGGTGGCTAGAGATATTAAGGCTCGGTATGTCTTTGAATCATAAGGAAAAAGATTTGTCAAGATAGGGTAAACCCTGATGTGGCGTAGTTTGGAAAATGTGGGCTTCGTTTGTGCTTATCTTAGAGTAAAGGGCGGCGGATGGAACCAGATTAAATTTTGGGGGGTGGGGGTCGTGCCTAGAGCGGTGTAGAACTTGACATACCCAGCTAGCTAATGTAAAGTATCACTCATGGTCAGCAATCAAGCAGATCATATTACATAGGAGTTAATCATGGAAGCATTTACATATGGCACATTGACCTTATCAATGGTAGTAACAGTTCCACAGCTTAACCATCGCAGTAAAACTAAACATGTGACGTTGGCACGTTATCACTCTGTTAGTAAGGATCAGGCTATAGAGTTGAAAGAAAAGTTCTTGCATTCTAATGACGAAATGATACCCGACTTCGTCATGGCTAAGTGGGAGTTCAGAGAGTATCTCTGATTAGGTAGTATGCGTTCGGGGTGCGCTTCACCCCGCTTTTAATAGGGAGTAATCATGATAGTTAAAGTAGATAGTTGGTTGTATCGTTTGCTGTTCGCATTACCTATATGGTTGCCATACTCAATAGAGCATACACGTATTGGGCATGACTGCTTTTCTTATGTTCGTATTACTTGGAGGAAACCAAAATGATTCAGACTATTATGTTCGATGCAAAGGGTCAGCCAACTGAGTTGGCAATGCGGTATGTTGTACCTCGTAGTTACTCGGTTGGTTATGTTGATGAGCAAGGTAGAAAGCGTGGTTATTTAACACGCGATGTTCATAAAGCGATTGGTATGTGGTTAAAGCATATTGATTCAAGAATAGTAACGCATTGGTAGTAGGTCAGCCCAGCGAAAGCTGGGTTTGATACC